AGCATGAGTGTTAATTGATGGATGTTTATCTTTTTCAATTTTTTTCCTTTTAGTAAAAAAACTTATTGGATCCTGATCTTTATAGGTAACATTAATGACTGGAGAGTGTTTTTGATCTGCATATGGTTGAATTGCTTGTACCCAACCATTATATATTTCTTTATTGTGTACAAACTTTTTATCTTTTATAAGAGAAGGCACATCAACACTGCTAGTAACAGCCCATTTACAAGGCAATGTTTTTAAAAAATTCATCGTCATACTAATATAGTTGTGACTCATATACATATAACTTTCTTCGTTCCAAGTCTGTTGTATCCAAGGTTCTTCAACACTTTTCATCCAGATGTTACCACCTGCTCGCCAATTTCCAAAAGGCAAAATACCAATTGAATGAATATCTAATCTATTAAAATCTGTGAATTGTACAACAACACAATCTTCTTCTGTTAAAGTATTTTTTGTGAGTGCTTCGTTGACACGTTGCATAATAGCATTATTACCCAGACCGCTAATTGCCCAATTTTGATGTTGTTCAAATTGATACCCTAGCAAATCACTCCAAGTGGGCCAATAGTAATTTGTATAACTACAACCAAATGTAAACAGTCTCATCTTAATCTATCTTATCACACCATTTTACTATTTCATTCCATTGTTCTGTGGTAAGAATTTCTTTGTACATAGATTCTTCAATGTATCTTGGAATAAAATTAATGTTTAATGCTACACGTGAATTAGCATTTGTGCAAGTAGAACCTGAATGTTCCATGTGACTAGGGAATAATACAATTCTATTTGCAACACTTTCTATTTTATCTCCGTCAGCAAAAGCAGTGTATCCATCATTTGTATTCATGTAATAGATACCTGTTATACTTAAAGGCACCATACAATCACAATGAAAGCCATGCACATAAATTTTTTCAGTTCTTGGAACTAAATTAGCCTTAATCCTCACAAACGTATTAGGATGTATTCTATTAAAAATAGGAAACAACATCTGCCAATTGTCCTGTTCTGTAACTATGTTGCCATCTTCACGGAGTATATGATGAGTAAATTGATATTGATGCTTCTTGCTTTCTTCTACAACTTGAGACTCGTCTACAACATAGTTCTTGAAATACCAAGGAAAGTGTTCACCATAATAACGATCAATTATAACTTTTGCTTCATGTTCAGGCAACAAGTTATCAATTATAATTTTATTATTTTGTATTTTTTTCTGCATTTTTTACTTTCTCCATTATTTTTGTTGTAGAAAAACCTTCTACGGTTGGAAAAATTTTTACTTCAGCAAGTTCGTTACCCACCGTTGTCTCTACTGTGTAATCTCCACCTTTTACAATAACATCAGGTTTATGTGCTTGTATTGACTGCAATGGAGTATCTTGATCAAACACAACTACTTTGTCTACCCATGGTAACTGTAAAAGTTGTTGTTCTCTTATTTTTTCATCATTTAAAGGACGACCTTCACCTTTTAATCTTTTAACACTTGCATCTGAATTAATGCCAACAATTAATACATCTCCTTGCTGGCTTGCAAATTTTAACAATTCTAAATGTCCATTGTGTAAAATATCAAATACACCATTTGTCCATACCAATGTGTCTTCGATATCTTTTTTAGAAATTATAGATACGCCTCTTTTTTGTATTATTTTTTGAGCACCTTTGACTGCAAGTTTACAACATGATACCATGTCATTGTCTTTTATATAATGTGCAATAACAGCCAGCACAGAATCTCCTGCTCCGCTAACATCTGCTATTTCAACTTCTTCACCTTTTATGTGTGTGTATGAATCTTTGTTTGTTAAATGAATTCCATTTGCTCCATCAGTTACTATAAGCCATTGCCAACCATTTGCTTCGCAGTGTTGCTTTGCCAATTCTGGATCATAAACGCCAAACCATGATTCATATTCTTTCATGTTAGGTTTAACAGCAAACACGCCAGAATATATCTTAAAATTTTGTTTGGGATCTACATAAACGTTTTTACATTTTTGTAAAATTTTTTGCACAGTGTCTTTTTTAATTACGCCTTTATTGTAATCGCTTATTATTACTGTATCGCTATCTGTTAAATCTTCTAACAATTTTTCTACCGGCACATTTCCTTGATATTGTTCCTCTTTGTCCACTCTAATCAAATGTTGACCGTTTTGTCCTATGATTCTAGTTTTGGTAGTGGTGTATTTGCTATCCAGTGATATGAATGATTTGACTTCCTTTTGCATTAAGATTTCACGTATTTTTGCCCCGGGGATGTCGCTACCCACGGATCCATAAAGAGACGTGTGTGTGCCCAAATTTGACAGGTTTAACGACAGGTTTCCAGCGCCTCCTACGTTGTATTCTTTGTTATTTTCTTTTACCACAAGTACAGGTGCTTCAGGACTGACTTTTTGGCAGTCGCCATTTATCCATGTGTCTAACATTATATCACCTATAATTTTAATCATCTAAAAATTTAAGTATTTTGAATACTGTTTCTAATTTTGTTTGATTTACTTTTGATTGTAAAGTTTTTCTTAAACCTTGGTGTAACGGTTTGGGCCAATGGTTAAATGTGCACCATGCAAAGCCATCATGTTCTTTGTTTAACTTTGGTAAAAATTCTGGACCAACCACACAAAGGTAAGTGTGATAAAGAAAGGCTTCGTCATTGCTAATAAACGTTTCCATTGGAATTGTTTTAAGGATTTTAACATCGCCAATTTCTTCTTTAATTTCTCTTTTTAGACCTTGCCAGGCTAATTCGTCGGTAGTGGTTCCTCCAACAAGTCCCCATACTCTATTTTGTTTGCTTTGTGTTCTGTGTAGCAGTAAAAATCTATTTGTTTCTTTAGAATAGAATAATGCACCGCACCCAATAATCTTCTCGGTCATACAGTTAATTATTTAGAGTTGAATTTGCCAGGTTCCTTTACGATATTCACCTTCAAACGATAACAGCCATTGTTCACCTGTCCATTTGTATTGTATTCCGGTATTTAAATTGGTAATGAATTTGGTTGTAAATCCATCGCTGTCTTTTAAATTTGCACTTGCGTCAAACAGCACTTTCCATTCTGTGCCGTTCCATTCAATAATATCATTTTGTGACAATATAGAATTCTGTCCATTTGCATTTTTCCATGCATCAGCATCATTGGCAACTGTATTCAACAGCAACAATCTAACTCCTGTTTGTTTGATATCAGTAGGATTAAATTTTGTTGGATCTATAATAAAGTCTACAGTACCTCTTGTAGTTACACCAGTGAATACTGTGTCAGTTGGTATTGTGTCTTCGTCCCAATTAACAATCAACTGATTTTCGTTCAATTCGTTTATAGCAAATGTTCCGCTTACTCTTTGATTTATATCTTGTCTATTAAGCAATATTCTACTTAAACCAGCATTGTATTTTCCTGGTAAACTTTCAATAACTTTATTCCAGTTTATCGCACCTGCAACACCTTTGTCAATAATTTGACCAACATTATTCATCACTAATAAGTCATATCCAATACCTGTTGTGGCAACAACAGCATCAGCATCTTCTTTTGTAGTTTTGCTTGTATCAATTGTGCCATCTGCACTTGTTGTAATTGTTGATTTAACACTTTTAGTATAATCATCTGAGTATGCTTGAAGTTCGGGCATAGTTTGTCCTAAGTCTATATTACCTGTTCTTTCATTGTATATACTTGCAATAATTTGTGTTACCACTCCTAATTTTTTTACTTTCGTAGGAGGAGAAATATATATTGGCGTTGAAAAATTTAATGTTGCTACATCTATTTCCGATTCAGTTCCTGTTGGAATGGTTCTACTACTAAAATTAATACTTGAAATCTCAACAACACTTAAACTTGTCCAGTCAACATAATTGTCCGTGGTCTGAATTTCTAAACTTGGATTGAATAACATTAATATTTGTTCTAATACTTGTAATTTTTGTTCAGTGTTTGTTGTCCACAAATCAACAGCGACGCTCAAAGTGTAAGGTGTCGGCATTAATCTTTCTACTGTAAAATTGTTTCCTTGTGTGTTCAGGTACTCTTTATTTTCACTATCGTAAGAACGTTCTCTCAAATGAACTTTCGAAATGTATGTTGCATCTGCTAATCTATTTCTATCTAATTCTAAATTTGTTACGTAGACTCCCATACGTGGCGCACTCATGATTTTGTTTTCACTGTTATCTCTCATTATGTGAGCAACCTGTCTAGTAATATCACCATACATGACAGGAATAGTACGTAATCCACCATCGCCATCTTTGTAACTAAAGTTACTCATTAGTCTTACTATCTGAGTAATATATCTGCGTATCTGTCCATCATAAAAGAATTGCATTAATTTCTTCCTTTTGCTTCTTTGTGTTTTTCATTAAATTTTTTACCAATTGGCTCATAATAAGTTCTTGTTTTACCCATGTATGATTTAGTGACTTTCTTCAAGCCTTGTGGCTTTGCAGTGTGTGCCATAGGTATGCCAGCAAATCCAAATAGTTCTCTTATCTTCATGAGTTGTCCGCCTGTGGTCGTAACGCTTTAGAAAGGCTTTGTCTTTCTTCTTGACGTGTTTTGTATAATTCAACATTCCATTTACCATCAAATGGAATTTTTTCCTGCACATCATTTATAATTGGTAAAGTAATAAACACTTTATTGTTAGATGATGTTATTAGTCCAGTGTGATCTGCTATTGTGTATGTAATTTCTCTTGTATCTAATTTCAATAAAAGATAATTTGCCTCAGTTTGTGGGAAAGATATGTTGGTTGTAATAGTAGTTGCATCTTTCGTTAACGTTACTACATCTGTTGCTAAACGCCCAGAAAATACATAATTGTTGTTGTTTATAAATTTAGTTTTCATTGTGTTTCTTGTGTTTGTATTTGTTAATGTCATGCGTAAAGCATCTTCCATTTTGACCCAGCGTGTGCCATCGTATCTAAACAATCTGTTAGGCATAAAGTCAGTGCGTAAAAAATAATCTCCTTTGACTGATCCTGTAGGAAAAGAAATTCCATGACCAAAGACTTCACCGTTTGGTGCTAAACCATCTCCTAATAAGTAGCCATCATATCCAGTTCTTTCAGGCGTCTGATCAACTCTATCTGCTAGTTCATTTAAAGTTGAAGTATCTAATTCTGTTGTATCAGTAGTAACTAATTCTCTTTTGCCATTTTCATCAACTTGTAAGGTGTATAAATGACTTGTATCATAGCCAGATTTACTTGCATCTGCTTCTGCTTGTTGCACAACAGCATTGTTAATTTGCATTTCTTTCTCATATGTAGAAAGCACATCACGTAAAGTCTTACCATCACCATTACCTGCATCTTGTTTAAGAATATCTTTAAATTCTTGTGAGTCATATATCTGTTTTAGTTTTACTCTATATAGGTGTGGATACCAAGTTTGACTGAATCCTTCACTTGCTCTGTTTACATCTTCCACAACATAGAATCTTTTCAGTGCAACGTTAAAATCATTTAGTGCATATTCGTCTTTTAGATGAGGTATTTCAAAAACGTCTCCAGGCATTACTTTTCTACCCAACGTCTTTACACTGTAAGTGATAGGTATCGTCATAAACAAGGTATCATTCTGTAAAAACAAACCAAATTGACTCATATCAAAGTCTACATCTTGCACATTGTAAATACCTCTGATTCTGTAGATGTTTTCGTCGTATTTTCTATCTCTATTTTCAAGGAATAGTAAATCTTGAATATTTGTTTCTTTTACAGCATCATA